CTCCAGAAGTTCTTGGAACTGTCCTTTTTGCGTTAACTCTTCTGGTACGGCTATCCGTGTAGCTGTTTCCAATAACACATCGATCATTTCTCTCCACTCATTATCTTTCATCCGTGCAGGCATTTTATACATTTGTTCCATGCAGGCCCTTTGAAAGTCTACTTGCATCTGCAGTTGCCGGGTGCTTAATTCTAATCGTGCGCCATCCACATCAATAAACCAAACAGGTGGTTCCGATTCTACTACACTAAGTCCTCCAATGGTGGGAAACGATTGGCCACTTCCTATACCAAATTTTCTAGAACGGCACATAGATTTATTGCAATGTGATCGTAAAGGTTCTTGCTTACAGGTGTAGAAGTATTCTTTCTTCTCTAATTGGTTTTGTATGGTTACCATTTCTTTAGCCGGTAGCGGAGGATTGCAATACTCTTGATTATGTTTTTCTAACAAATCTTTCCAAGCTTCCGGACTAGACATCTTATAAAATAGCCCTACATTTAGCATAACCATATTACGGCCACCTTCTGGAACTCCATACTCTGTCAGTTGTTGCAGACAAGGAGGACCTTGTGGCAAAAGCTTTTGACTCACTCCTACTTGTAAGTCCCGTAACTTCTCTAATGTAATTTTATTTTTATTAGCGTGATCTAAAAAGTTATCGAACCCTATGTCATCGCCCTCTACATTTAAAGCGTAACGTGTAGTGTACTTTGCATTAAAGTACGGAAGGTTGATAAAGTTTCCCACATCACCACGTTCTACTATTACTTCTTCTTGCTTAGGGAAGATCTCACATTGGCCATAACCTAGGGCCGATGCAAACTCTGACAAACGATCGCGCAATTCTGTTGCCGATACTTTTTCTTTTAAGAATATATATAAATGGGCACCGCCTGACTTAGACCGGCACACGGTTAACGGTAGCTTTAACTGTTTGATTTTCTTAAATAATTTTACTAAGTCTAAATCATATTCGTCAATGTCTAATGCTCCAAACAAACATTGGTTGTTCTCATCAATGGGTATACTACCCACACCTTTTTTACCTTCAAGGTGCATTTGGACAAGCTCTACAGTTAACGGTTCCCGAACAATAAAGCTTTTCGCTTGTTGCTTACCGTTTTTTTGGGAGTCCAAGACCTCTGTTTGTCCATGAGCTCTACTGAACCCTGCGAACAATTCTATAAATTTCTGTGCTTTCTCTTGCATAATAAAGATGCCCCCACTCTATTGAACGGGGGCAATCCTTTCTCTAGAACGGTACGTCGTCAGTGTCTGTAATAAGAGCAGGCTTTAGCTCCCCACTACTAACACTGGTGTGTAACGCTTTCGCATCATTATAAGCATCTAGAGTTTTTACTTGACTATCGTGAGCAACACTCCATGAATTCCAAGAACCCTTGTCATTGCCATCTTCAATAGACTTTAAACGGTACACATTAGCAAAAGAAGGTAATGTTTTCCCGTTATGTTTTTGCATCATCATAATACTCAACCATTGACGTGACTTTTTTAGCTGAGTCTTTTTCATATCGATGATAGCGTTTTCAAGATTGCCGTCATCATGTACAATCTTTACATAATGTTGTGCAGTACGTACAAGCTCATTGCCACTTTCTAATAGCTCTAAACCTGAGTCCGCATCACGCACAGCTTTACGTACATCTTCGGAATTAGGAGAAAGTTCTGAAACAAATCCTCCACCCTGAGAACGTGGAATAAATTCTAAGAGTTTTAATTGAAAATACACAGGAATAACAAGTACGCCTTTCTCGCCTGTCCATGTATTCTTTGTAACCGTATTAAAAATATCTCCTGATGAAGCACCTTCGATAAATCCCGCATCAGACTTTTTTAGTTGCGGACTAAGTGCTTGGATTATTCTTAAAAAAGGAATTTGAATATCAGAAGATGTTACTTCTTCAAAACCACTTCCTAAGTCGGATTCAAATGCTTGTGTTAGATCTGGTAAATTAGTAGCCATGTTATTTTCCCCCTTTTATTTTTGCTGTTTGACCTACATATGCACGAAACAATTCTAGGTCTATAGTTTGATTAGCTTCCACACGTTCACGTACTAACTTCTTTAATGTCTGTGGTTCTACCCATGTACGCGCCGTAGTGTTATGCCCTTTTTCCTCAAGTTCTGCCTGCAAAGAACGCGCAGAGTTATCTTCATTGATGCCAAAAGTTATCTGAACTTGATTCTTAATAAAATCTTCTGCGCCAATTTCGCGTAAATGCCCTAATGCACGTTCTTTGTCTATAGGATCTTTAGGCATAGAGGCTTGAACAAAACTCACTAGAGAAACGGTATTACCGTCTACATCTAATTTGTCTATGCCCATCTCAGCCATTTTTGCAGGGATTAATTCATACTCGTAACGTTGTTTCTTAGACTTTAAAGTCTTCAGTTCGTTTTCTTTTTCTGCGATGTCTTCGATTAACTTAGAAGCGCTTTTAACTAATTGACTTAGTTCTTGCCCTCCGTCCGTAGTTACTTTGGTAAAAGCTTCGGCATCCGCTGTAATCTCGCTCCAAACATCTATTTTCTTGTCACTCATTCTAGTATTTCCTCTTCAGGTTAATGGTTAAGTTCTTCGATGCCCCCTCTAATAGAAATCCGCACAGGATAATAGATACGTTCTATTTTGTCCCATTTAAGAATATTTACTCTACCGTTGTTGACATCACTAGCCACAGCAAAAGCCACGCCTATGATTGCAGGATCTCCAATAGCTAACAGCCAATCATCGTCACTAAAGTCCTTAAGTTTACGCTTAATAAGCGACACTAAACGTCCAGGATTTAAATGCAGTTGATCATTATAATTTGCTAAAGGAATTAATTCTCCCCATTTAGTTGCAGATATGATATCTACACGGGGATTTTCTTGCGCTACAAAGACTCGGTTTGCCATTTCTTTCTCACTTTCTATTTACGTTTCATTACGTTAATACACTTAAATATAATTGTAAACTATTTTTTTTGACTTATCCTATTTATTGTGTTTTTATATAAGAATTGTTAATAGAAAGTGAGAAATATGTCTTATACGTTTAAGACTAAACCCTTTGACCATCAAGCGGATGTTTTAAAGTTGTCTTGGAAAGCTTTGAACTGGGCCTACTTTATGGAAATGGGTACAGGTAAATCTAAAGTCTGCATAGACAATGCTGGCATACTCTTTGAATTAGGTCGTATAGATACTTTTGTAGTCGTAGCTCCCAAAGGGGTGTTTCGTAATTGGGCCCGCATAGAAATTCCTGTGCATTTACCAGACAGAATTGAACGGGAAATGGGGATGTGGTCTTCCACACCTAAACGCGAACAGAAAAAACAATTAGAAAGTTTTCTTTCTCCTAATGTGGCCGGGAACCTCCGTATTTTAGTTATGAATGTTGAAGCTTTATCTACCGGGAAAGGTACACGGTACTTGGAACAAGTGCTGAAGAATTCTAAAGCTTTGTTTGCTATAGACGAATCGACCACTATTAAGAGTCCGAAGGCCAGACGTACTAAAGCTATTATAAAAATAGGACGACACGCGTTATATAAAAGAATTCTAACAGGATCTCCCGTCACACAATCCCCTATGGATTTATGGGCGCAATGTAATTTCTTAGATCCTGCTTTGCTAGGAGATGTTGGCGACAACTTCTATCAGTACCAATACCGTTACGCCATTATGAAAAAACGTACGATGGGTGCGCATTCTTTTAATTTGGTGGTAGGCTACAGAAACCTTGAGGCTTTAGCTGAACTACTAAAAACATTTTCCTCACGGATCATGAAATCCGAATGTTTGGATCTGCCTTCTAAGATATACACCCAACGTCATATTCAATTAACTCCTGACCAAACACGGATCTATAGTGAGATAAAAGAATATGCTCTATCGTATTTAAGTGATACGCAATTTATGACAGCCCCCAATGTCATGACACAGCTTTTAAGATTACAGCAAGTGTTGTCTGGCCACTCAAAGACCGATGAAGGAGAAATAGTTGAGATAAAAGACAACCGCTTGCCTGAGTTAATGCAATGCCTAGAGGATGTTTCTGGGAAAGTTATTATCTGGTCACGGTTCCGGTACGACATAAAAAGAATCGCTGCAGAATTAATTAAAGTTTACGGGCCGTCGTCCACGGTGACATACTTTGGCGACACCTCAGATGAAGATCGAAGTAACGCAATTGAGTTTTTTCAAAAAGGAGACGCACGTTTCTTTATAGGAAATCCTCAAACAGGTGGGTATGGTATTACTCTTACCGAAGCCAACACCGTCGTATACTTTGCAAATAGTTTTGACTTAGCTGTTCGTATGCAGTCAGAAGACCGATGCCATCGCATTGGCCAAACACAGCACGTTACTTACATAGATCTTATAGCGGAAAAAACAATTGACGAGAAAATTGTTAAGTCTTTGCGTAGTAAGATGGATATAGCCAGCCGAGTAATGGGTGAAGAATTAAAAGAATGGCTTAATTAACTAAGGAGAAAGAAAATGTCAGAGAGTTTTATACAATGGGTTAACAGAGTTTTTGTCGGGAAAAAAGAAAAAGAGTTATCCGACATGACTAAAATAGAGTTAGAACTTAAAGGTAGAGAAATCGGTGTGGAGTTGGATAGACGGTACACCAAAGATAACCTTATCAAGAAGTTAGAGAAACACTTAGGAGTATAGCATGTCAGATAAATCGTATGAAGGTATAAGTGATTTTTATGATAGTCTTACAGAATTTGTGGATAATGAAAAAAAATTTAATAACAATAATAAAGTCGTGTTATTATTTAGATTGGCTTTAGAACTGGGAGGAGCTGACGATGAGATGGGCTTACAGGAGATGTGTTACCTGATGTCTAAGTTACAATACACAACATTGGGTATTTTATTGGGGAAGGAAGAAACCTTTAATGGAATACTAGAAGAGTTCGACGTGAGTCGTACTACACCCAATTAATTTGGGCAATGTCAATAAAAGACAAGGGTGGGGGCATGATCCTTTTATGGGTGATCCCCCGCTCAAGAAACAAGAACATTGGGCGCACATACTTTTAGAATTGCGCAACAAATCGGGAATGTCTCGGGTGCAATTAGCGGAAGAGTCGGGAGTCGGGGTGTCCACTATAGAAAACTACGAGCGGAAAAAGATTGCCGAACCCTCCATATATAAAATAGAATTATTATTACTGGCGATGGGATATGAGTTAGATGCTATTTTTATTGATCACTAAAAGTTTCTAGCGGTAGGAACGGTCCAAGGAGTCCAAATTTCTTTTTTTCCTCCATGATATTCTCTGGCATGACCCTCACTTACTAATGTTGCGCAGATGTCTTGCCCATTTACTATCGGGACAGCTAATATCCTGCCAAATTTGCCTTTTTTCTGCTTTACCGTCTGTATTGTGAACTTTTTCGGTAGTAATTCTTTTAGTCGGGCTTTTGCTTGTAGTCCTAAAGCTTTCTCTTCTAAATTACGGGTGCG